CATTTTTGGTGTCAAGCCATACGCCGATTGCATTGCCAGCACATTGTCAATGAATAACGTGCTCCCACGTGGCACCTATGTAAAGTTTGATACAAAGAGTTACCTAGAGGAAAACTATGTAGCAGACAAAATGCCCGACACCGAACCACAAGAAAACACCCAGGAGTCACTCGCATGATCCGTTTTACCAGCTCAACATTTAGCGTAGATGCCGCCACAGAGGACGGCCCTAAGCGCACCATTACCGGCATTGCCCTGCCCTACAACACCGAGGCCACAGTCTCAGGTGGGCAGGTAGTTTCCTTTCTGCCAGGCTCACTTCCTACAGAGGGCAAAGCGCCAAAGCTTTACATGAGCCACGATGCCAGCCAAGCCATTGGCCTTGTAACCGAGCGCACAGATGACGATGAAGCTATGTATTTTACAGCCAAAGTTTCAACCACGGCGCTAGGCGATGAAGCCCTAATCTTGGCAGCCGATGGCGTACTCGACTCAGTGTCGGTAGGCGTGAACCCAACAAAGTTTAGTTTTAACGATGATGGAGTCATGATCGTGGAAGCAGCCGACTGGATGGAGTTGTCACTTGTACCACAGCCAGCCTTTGCAGGTGCTACTATCACAGATGTTGCAGCAAGTATCCCCACATCCGAGGATAATTTGAGCAATAATACAGAAACGGCACCCGATGAGCCTGAACCCACAGAGCCACAGGAGACCGAAGTGTCAGAAACCCCAGTTCCAGAAGTAATCGAAGCATCAACAGTTTTTGCTCAGCCGAAGCGCAAGTTTGATTTACCAACACCTGGCGAGTATCTCGCTGCAATGCACATTGGTGGCACCACGTTTGACAACGTTGCTGCTGCAGCACGTGACTATGTTGCTTCTAAGCAATCAGCTTTCCAATTTGCAGCTGGCGATGTTTTAACAACTGACACCCCAGGCCTTTTGCCTGTGCCAGTGCTCGGGCCAGTGTTTGCAAACCTTAACCAAGCAATTCGCCCAGTTATTGCAGCCATTGGCGCTCGCGCATATCCAGACGGTGGAACACAAAAGACTTTCATTCGTCCAACATGGACAACTCACACCAGCGTTGCAACTCAGAGCACAGAGCTCACAGCAGTATCAGCAACTACCCCTGTGATTGCCTCAAACGTAATCAGCAAAACTACGCTGGCTGGGCAAGTCCAGCTCTCAATTCAGGATGTGGACTTTACGAGCCCCGGCTCGATGGACATCATCATTAATGACTTGATGGGACAGTACATGCAGGCTTCCGACAACCTCGCTGCTGACGGCCTTGTGGCTGGTGCAACTGCATCAGGCGCTACATGGACAGTAACAGCCAACGACCCAAGCACTTTGATTTCAGCCATTTACACTGCTGCATACAACATTTTGCTAGACACAAACTTCTTGCCTGATCACATTTTCGTGGCACCTGGCGTATGGCAAGCTCTTGGCGCACAGCTAGACGTAGACAAGCGACCAGTGTTCCCATACGTGGGTGCAGCAGGACTTATGGGTGTCAATGGTATGGGCTCAGCCAATATCACAGTGGCTAACACCTTTAACCCATTCGGCTTGAACCTTGTCGCTGACCGCAACTTTGCGGCTGGCACTATGGTTGTAGCTCGTGGCGCTGCTATAGAGTTTTATGAAAGCATTCGCGGATTGCTTACACGTGACGAACCATCCACATTGGGCAAAGTCATGAGCTATCACGGCTATGCCTCATTGTTTGTGGCTGACGCAAAGCAAGTACAAAAAATCGCACTCGCTTAGTCTGAAAGGCGGCTACCGCCGATGGCTACATACACAGTCACTTTTAAGCAACTGCTAGACAACTACGCAGTGCTACAAACACTGACCGATACTGAAATAGAGGTGGGGCAATCCATCACTGTCACTGGTGTTGGTGCACCCTTTAACGGCACGTTCGTTGTCTATGCCATGCCCAAGTATGAGTACATCGGCATAGACACTGAAGGTGATCTGTTATTTGACGCAAATGTCAGCATTCCTAACCAGGTGCTGTTTGCTTGCACCGGCACAGATGTTGGCCGCATTGCATCGGCTGGCACGATTACCTATACGCAGGATTGCACCTGGATAAGCATTTCTCAGCTAGTCACATATTTGGGTGTAGAAATTTTGAACCCTTCAGATGACTACACGCTTGCTACGCAAGCTCGAAACGCAGCCAACGATTTCTGCTATCGCCGCAGGCAAGAGTCTGGCTATTTTGACAGCCTGACAACTTCCCCTGGGCATGACACAACGCTAGGGACACTGATGTATGCAGCTGCATTGTGGAGGGCTCGAGGAAGCGTTCAAGACACCTTTGCCACCTTTGACGGAATGGGCACTGCGAGCGTCTCTGCGATGACTCCAGTCATTAAGCAGTTACTGGGCATCCATCGCCCACAGGTGGCGTAGTGCCCTACACAGACCTGCTGAACGAAGCCATAGATGATGTGGCAGCCAAGATTGCCACAGTCTCTGGGCTTAGAGTCGTTACAGACCCCACAAAGATTGTGCCTAACTGCGTATTTATTGACGCGCCATCGTTTACTGCCTTTGCAGGCAACGGCAACATTCTCAATGTGACGTTCCCAATTAAGGTGCTCGGATCAGGCCCAGCCAATCTGCCGGTATTACGCCAGCTGTTAGACATCACAGCCAAAGTCATTTCCAGCAAAGTAATTGTTTTAAACGGCCAGCCAACTGCATACCTCATCGGCGGTGCAGAATACCCTTGCTACGATTTAGTAGTATCCGTACAGGCACAAACAGCGTAGGAGTGTTATGGCGTACAAAGTAAACAGCAGTCGAGTAGGAACCATAGGCGAGGAATACATTCCAGCCGAAGGCACAAACGTCCAGGCTCTACTCGATGGCGGCTTCATTGTTGAAATTGCCAAATCCAAACCCTCTAAGCAGGAAACTGCTAGTATCCAAGACAACAAGGAGCAAGAATAATGCCAACAAGCACATACCTTTCAAACCCAGTAGTAACCGTAAACACGGTAGACCTTAGTGATCAATGCACAGCTGCAACCTTTACGCATCGCTTTGATAGTTTGGAAGCCACCTCATTTGGAGACACTGCCCGCAACTTTGTGAAAGGGCTCGGCAACCATGAAATTACCTTGTCGCTTTATATGTCTTACGCTGCCTCAGAAACTTACGCAACATTGTCTGCACTTGTAGGCACAACCACAACAATCACGGTTAAGCCAACTAGCGGCGTAGCCTCCCCCACGGACCCCGGTTTTATTTTACAGGGTGCCTTCTTGGCTGAACTTCCTGTGATTTCAGCGACCATGGGAGAGCTCTCGACTGTGGACGTGACGTTTGTTGGTGGAGACTACTCAGTCTCAACCTCGTAATTCGCTGGCAACCCCAGCCCGACTAAAGGAAACCAATGAAATTAGAATTGCGCGCCGATTTAGGTGAAGGCCCATTCACAGTAACAACCAACCTTTGGGCTGTTACACAATGGGAACGCAAATACAAAACCAAAGCGTCAGAGATGGCTAACGGCATTGGCATTGAGGATTTAGCATTTCTTTGCTGGGCAGCTTGCCAAACTCACGGCATTGTCGTACCGGCATCAATTGATGAGTTTATAAAAAAACTGGTCAGCCTTGACGTAGTTAGCCAGGACACTGACCGCCCTTTCTCCGAGGCACCTACCGACATTCTCTAGCGGGGGTGCTAATTGCTACAGGTTTTTGGCCCAGTGAGATAGAGTTCACAACAGATGACCTCTCGACAGTCATAAAAATGATAAACGAAAGTCGAAAGTAATGGCCAGCAATAGTGTTGAAGTTTTAGGTCTCAAAGAGGCGCTGCGAGAACTAAACACAATTGACAAAAAACTGCGCCGCGAAATCACCCGCGATTTTAAGCAGATTGTCCAGCCAGTAATTACGGACGCAAAAACAATGCTGCCTTCTGGAGCCCCATTATCAGGTATGGCTAGATCGTGGAAAGGCAAGTCGGGCGCTGACATCATGTCGTGGTCTGCTGACAGGGTAAGCAAAAACCTCACAGCTTTTACAAGTGGCAAAAGCGTCAGGGAAGCGCCTGGTGGCAGAATGCAAAACCTTGGCATCTTTGGTGTCCGGTGGAAAAGCCCGCAAGCCACAATTTTTGACATGGGCCGTGAAGGCGTTTTAGGTCAAAACTTGACTGACCGTTTTGGCAATCCTTCCCGCGTTATTTACAGGGCCTACAGAGATGCCAGCGATGACGTGGAGCGCCAAGTCAAAGAGCTGGTCAATAAAGTCATGAAACTAACTAACAATGCAATGAGAGTCCGATGAGCGTAATTCTTAACATCGTCTCGGCCTTTGACGCAAAGGGCATAAAAAACGCCCAGAAAGCTTTTGCGCAACTAGAGACCAATACGCAGAAAGCCACCTATGCCTTAAAGAAGTACGGTGGCCCAGCTGCACTAGCTTCTATTGGCGCTATCACCGCTGGACTTACTAAGGCTGTGCAGGCTGCTGCTGAGGATCAGAAAAGCCAAGAGCAGTTAAAGATTGCTTTAGAAAATACTGTCGGCGCTAACAAGCTGCAGGTGGCATCGGTTGAGGATTCCGTTACGGCACTTATGTATCAAACGGCGACTGCCGATGATGTTTTGAGGCCAGCCCTTGCAAAATTGGTGAGAGCTACTGGCGATGTCACCCAGGCACAAAAACTGCTACAGCTGGGCCTAGATATTTCTGCAGGGTCAGGCCGTGATTTGTCAAGCGTTACAACCGCATTGTCACGTGCGGCAACTGGCAGTTTCACAGCTCTTACGCGACTTGGCATTCCTCTCGATCAGAACGCTGTTAAAGCCAAAGACCTTGACAGCGTTATCGGTGACTTGTCTGCATCGTTCGGAGGCGCTGCCAAAAAGAACGCCCAAACATTTGAGGGCCAAGTCACGACTTTAAAGATTGCTTTTGGAGAACTTGAGGAAACAGTAGGTATGGCAGTCATACCTATTTTGAGTGACTACGCGCAAGTCCTTGTCAATCTAACTACTGACACAGAGGGTGCAGAATCTGCTACTAAGACATGGCTAGGCCGTCTAGGTAGTGGCATTAAAACCCTTGCGCTCAACACGCCAGCCTTAGGCACTTTGCTGCGCACCATTGGTTTTGTCAATAAAGAAGTAACTGACCAGGCTGAGTATTTAAGGCGCTTGAATAGCCCTACTAGCAATGTCACTAAGAACATTAAGAATTTAACTGTTGCCACGGTAGACGAAACAGACAAAACGAATAAAAGCAACGAGGCTAAAGATAAGGCTGCTGCCGCTGCTAAAAAACAAGCTGAGGCGCTTGCCAAAACAAAAGCTGCCGCTGCAGAAGCAGCGCAAGTCATTAAAGACAAACTGAATGCTCAGCTTGACGATGCAACTAGCAAACTCGAAGCAGCACAAAAGTCCTTTGACGATTTCTCTAGAACCGTGGGCTCTGCTGTCACTGAGTCTTTTAACTTTGGCCAGGCACAGGCTGAGGCTGCAGACAATGTCGCTGATCTAAAAGACGCGCTTGATGTCACCGGCAAGCCTTTGACCTTTCTTGACTCGCTTGAGAAACAGGCTGAGAAGGCTAAAAACTTTGGTGTCCTAGTTAATCGACTTATCGCTGGTGGCTTGTCAGAGGCGGCTTTGACGCAGGTGTTGGCTGCAGGTACTAACAGTGGCACTTTAATTGCTGAGGAAATCCTGGGCTCTGCCGATGGCATTTTGCGCACTAACACTTTGACTGAGGCCATGACGACCTTGTCTGATCAGTTAGGCAAGAACGCTGCGACTAAGTTTTACAATGCCGGTGTAACGGCTGCCCAGTCTTATTTGCAGGGTATACAAAGCCAGTTAGGTATTGCACCTGCAGCTATTTCGTCTGGTGGTTTTAGCTTTGATTTTTCAAGCCTTCTAGCTGGTATCTCGGTAGGTGGTTTGGGCACTCTTATGGCGGACGGTGGTGTGGTTACACGCGCTACGACTATTACGGCGGGCGAGGCTGGCCCAGAGGCCATTATTCCGCTTGACCGTTTAGGCGAGTTCACTGTGGGTGGTAGCGGTGGCGCAACTGTCAACATCAACGTCACCAGCGCAGACCCTAACGCTGTGGTGCAGGCACTGCGTACATACATGCGTCAGAACGGCTCTATCCCAATTAAAACAAATAACGCTTTCTAATGCCGTACAACTACAAAGTCGAATACTCAACCACAGCCAACACTGGCACCTGGTTGGAGCTGGATAATGTGCAGGACATCTCGTTCAGCATCGGCAGGCAATTTATGCTTGACCAATACAGCGCCTCAACAGGCTCGCTAACCATTCGCTACCCGACTGGATACGCCACACCTAACACGGCAATGGTGCCAGGCACTTACGTCAGGATTTGGGGGCCTAACACGACAGACGGCAACTATGCAATGTTTCACGCAAACATAAAAGACGTAAACGTTGCTTATGGCATACCGTTTGCATCTGGTGTAGGTCAGGCCGACTATCTCAATGTGACCCTTGAAGGCAGTTTTGCTGAAGCCTCAAGAATGTCAGGTCAAAACTATGCAATGGCTGCAGATACTTTTGCTAACCAATGCACTGCAGCTGGTGTCGAATCAGGTTTGGTTATTAGCACCGAGCCAACGTCACCTGCAATGGGTTCTTCTACGGTGTCGGGCACTTGGGGCGACTGGATAAACGCATCGCTAGTTACTTTGAATGGCCGTATGGCTGACGCTACAGGGCCGAACTTTATTCTCTGCAACGGCCCATTCAACGACCGTGTGTGCACAGTGAACTTCAGCGATGTCGCTAATAACGCCACTAATCAGGTTTATGACCAAGTGGATTTTGGTGCGTTGTCGGACAACTTCTACACACAGGTAACGGTTGACCCTGCCAACTTCGCAGCCCAGACCGTCACCAATGTGGGTGCTGTTGCGCCGTTTCGTACTTACACGGTGAACAGCCTTTCGGCTTCTACCGGTCAGGCTCTCGACCAAGCCAATTTTCTTTTGAGTCAGTACGGCACACAGAAGTTTGCTTTGACCAGTGTGTCTTGTTTGGCTGAGGCTCAGAGTTCGTTTGAGATGGATTACATGGGTCTCACAACTTTTGGTTTTGTGATTGGGGCGAGGGTGTCGGTGACTTTCCGTGGCACGGTGTACCAGTCAATTATTGAGG